CTCTTGATTTGAAGTTTCTTGTGTACACAACGTATTGAGTTGAGTTTGCCATGGTTTTATTTTCCTTTTTAGTAGAAGGAAAAAGTGTATTAAACATACTTGTTAGCATATTGTTTCCTTTTCCTTTATTGTTGTTATATGGTTACGTAACTCTGGAGTTTCATTCTCTGTTATCCTACGTTCCATGTGTACAATTATATACTATGACGTGTAAAAAGTCAACCGGCCAGAAAAAAGCAGTATCTACAGTGCTAATTGTCTTTAAAATCAGGCACCGCGAAAAGATCTATGCCCTCTTTCAATAACTTGTTTGCTTCTTCTTTGGTTGTCGTACCGTAGAACTTTTGATCCCTTTTGCCCTTATGTGCCTTCCTTGCCTCTTTGGCAAAGTTTTTACCAACATTTTGGAAATCCTTTTTGATTTTCTTATTCAGTCTACGTAAGATGTGTTCCGCACTCTGTCCCATTACCATGTAGTCATCGGCCATTACCCTTTGTTTCGATCTCTTGACGCTGGGTGCCATTATGGCCTTGTCAACGTCTGTGCTTTCGCACATGGGACACTGTATCATGCCCATTTTCTTTTGCCTTGTGTATTCTTTACTGCTTGGGAACCATCCTTCGAACTCGTGTTCGCATTGACATCTGAGTTTATACTTGATCATATTATTATTTACTATTATACAGGTTGACTTAAATCTTGTCTACTATATAATATTAGTATGAAATTTGGAACAAGTGGATACACACCAGGTAGACCCAAAAAGACCTCACAGGGCAAGAATAAAAGCCGTATCAAAATGAGCTCAATGAACAAGCACAAGAAGAGATCTTACAAGGCTTACAATGGACAAGGAAAATAAATCCTACGAAGTTGGATATGTAGAAGCCAAGACCTCGGGCGGTGCAGTCTATGAATTGGGAGTAAAAACATCAAAGCATGACAAGGCCATAAGAAGGTTGGCCCAGCCACTGATGGACAAGTATTGGAAAAATAGCGGCCAGGATGTCACCACACTACATAGAGTATACAGAGTTGCAGAATACTTGCTTAAACGATCAAAGAGAATAAAATGAAACACGAAACAAAAACAAAAGAAATGCTAGAGGCCGAAGTTGGAAACTTGGAAGTTCAGATATCTGAATATCAGCAGATCGTAAAAGAACTTTCAGACAAACTAGAACTGTATCAAAAGAAGTACGGTGTGGTTTTCCAACCAAACAGGAGATAGGGATGAAGTTTGGACACTTCACGGACAGAGGCCTTGACAGACAGGACCTCGACGCAGAACCTTGGAACAAAAAAGAATGGCATCCAGACATTAACAGTTATGGATATAGATGTCCTGAATGGCACGTGATGCCATCCGGTAAGAAGAACGTGATAGTGCTAGGTTGTAGTCATACTTTTGGACAAGGACTTCCACCAGGCGAACATTGGGTTGATGTGATTAGCCGTCACAACACTGAAAGACTGAGGTATTGGAATCTTGGTGTGCCTGGCGCAAGTGGCGATTGCTGTGTAAGACGGCTTTGGGGAGCCCAAAGATTGATAGATCCAAGGATCGTGATAGTTTGCTGGCCTGAAATTAGCAGACGTTCATGGTACGGAGGTGACAAATCCGAATCAATAATGGGATACGACCAAAAGAACAGGTATCAAAACGCTAAATCAGACTTGTATAACTTTCTTCACAATGTGTTTTGGGTTGAAAAGTATGGTGAACTGTTTGATGCCAAAATTTTCCATTGCTTCGCTCTTGAAAGTGTGGAGCATCCGGATCTTGAAGGTTTAAATATTTTATCAGGACAGACAATTAAAAACTGCTGGCCTCACTGGGACAGGTTCACACAGAGGCAAAAATATCACTCACCAAGTTTTGCTTTAGACAATGAACATTATGGAAGTCAACATCATAAAAGGTTTGCAGAGTTATTGATACAGGCTTTTGGCAACAAGTTGAAATAATCAAAAATATCTTAATCCAAACATCACAGCATCTTTTTTGCGTCTGAATTTGATGTGTTCGTAGTCGACGATATGGACATTCAATCTACCGCCATGCTGTTTCATGATCCTTTCCGTATCAAGTGGACGTATTGTTATCCTGTCTTCGTGTGGAAGTTTGGCTGGGTAACCCCACACCATCGGCCACCAGTGCAAAGGATTTAAAGAATCATACTTTTCTTTCATCACCATCAAGAAGATCACGGGTGTGATGGTAAATGGTTCAACCCACCAGACGATAGAATCAAATGTTAGATAGTCTATGAAATGTATTATTGCCGTCCACATGCCCCATACGGTAAACAATATTCCCATCATTGGCCAGAATTCTTCTTCGAAATCATCTATGTCGTGATCGTGATGTGAGTAGGTCCTCAACATGATATATTTCTGTTGATTTTTTGGACTCAGTTTCATATAATATTACTTACTCCAAGTAATAATTACTTGCACATAATTTGTTGTAACGCTCCCATGGAAGTTCACAACACTAACAACCCCGAAAATTTATAGTATGGAACTTGTCATATTAATGGCAGGTATTGTTTATGGCTTGATCATTGGCCTAATACCAGCCGCAGGTGCAACAACAGGACTAATCACACTATTTGGATTCATGCCCTACTTTGTGGGCGACCCCTACTTGGGTGTAATCTTTTGTGTGGCAGTTGTGGCATCCTCAACAACCGGTGATTCTTTTAGTGGTGTGCTGTTGGGCATACCTGGAGCCAACTCTGCGGCGGCAACAATGGTGGATGGATTCCCCATGGCCAAGAACGGAGAGGCAACAAGAGCCTTGAGTGCCGCCATTACATCAAGCACGGCAAATGGTTTGTTTTGGGGATCACTAACGTTTTTATTCCTGCCATGGTACACACAGGTTGTTATGTATATGGGCATTCCTGAACTGTGGGCATTGGTATTATTAGCATTTGTAACTGTGGGCTTTGTATCCACTAGAAAATATTTAAGGAGCACACTGGCAATCGTGTTGGGAATCACAATAGGACTTGTTGGTGTTGATGTAAACAATGTACCACGTTTCACAATGGGTTGGAGATACCTCGAGGACGGTGTACAGATATTGCCTTTCGTTGCAGGACTTTTTGCCATACCAGAACTTTGGAATGGGTGGTTCAGCAGAAAGAAGACAACAACAATCAAAGCAGAACACGGCAATTGGCAAGATTTAAAACAAGGAATCAAAGACACTATCAGATGTTGGAAGGATAGTATCAGAGGAGGAGCAATAGGTTCTTTCATAGGACTACTTCCTGGATTGGGTGGTGCGATGGCAGACTGGTTGGCATACGGTGCCACAGTTGCGGCCAATCCCAAAGAGAAGTTTGGCATAGGTAATGTCAAAGGTGTCGTGGGTGCCGAAGGAGCCAACAATGCACAGAAGGCCTCTTCATTTATTCCAACAGTTTTGTTTGGTATCCCAGGTGCAAGTTTTGCCGCGATACTGATGGGACTATTTTTGTATCTGGGCATTGACTTAGGATCACCTGATACATTTTATGACGACAGATTATTTGACAGCATGACGTTCGCTTTCTTAGTAGGAACAATCATCACCGCTGTCATTTGTTATGGACTGGCATATTTCGCAGGGTGGGTAACACGTATTCCATATGTGTACTACTTTCCTTTCATACTTGCTGTTATTGTTTGGGCAACCTTACAGTACACAGGCGGGTGGGAAGACCTTGCGGTACTTGTGGCATTCTCTATCATGGGACTGCTATGTAAAAAATTCCAGGTCAGCAGGCCAGCACTGCTGATAGGGTACCTGTTGAGTGACAGGATATATAATCTCACTTATCAATTAACATCCTTACATACGGTAAATGATTTGATCACAAGACCTATCTTTATTTCTATAATGGTCTGTGTTATACTATTATTGTATTGGGGAATAACAAAACGGAGTAGGCTAGACTATGCTTAAGAAAACAATAATGGCGTTGGTGTTAATGACAACAACAGCCTTGGCAGATTACAATCTAATCGTGCCTCAAAAACCTTCTGGTGGAACTTCTGTGTGGGCACAGATAGTTGTTGCAGAATGGGAGAAACATCTTGGTGAAAAGATCAACTTGATCTACAAGCCAGGTGCAAGAGACCAACTAGGACCAAATGAGTTCCAAAACGAATTAAGATTCGACGACAAGACAATACTTGTATCACATGGTGGTAACGGTATATCATATCTCGTAGAACCTGTAGAGTACAATTACTTTGACTGGGAATCGGTTGGACACATGAACCTAAACATCATTGTGGGTGCAAGGAACAAGGCAGACACAAAGAACGGACCTATACAGTTTCCGTCGGGATCTGGAATGACTCCAGAGATCATGGCAATCGTTATGTTGCTTACAGGACCAAACGGTGATCCAGTAAAAACATTTGAAGAAAAGATAGTATGGGTAAAAGGGATGAAAGGATCTGAGAGAAGACTTGCATTCATTAGAGGTGACTTGAATGCTACAAGAGAAAATCCTGCCGCATATAAGAAACACGTGTTGCCTGTGATTAAAAAAGGTGATGCATACACATGGTTCCATCATGGACTACTAAATGTGAAAACAGGTGAGCATGACAAGGATCCTAACTTCACAGAACCAACATTCGAAGCACTATATGAATCCACACACGGTGTTGCACCAAGTGGTGACTTCTATGATGCATACAAACTTGTAAAGAGTTGGAGAGATGCATTACAGAAAGCATTCTGGGTAAACGCAGGTAATCCAAACAAACAAAAACTTGTTGACGCATTGGACAAGATGATCAAGGATCCAGAGTCAGTGGCCGCTATCGAAAAGAAAGTGGGCAAGTACGAATGGAGAACAGGTGCAGAGGGTGACGCCGCAGTGAGAACACTGAAGTCATTCATTACACCAGGTGCATTGAAAACACTATCTGATTTTGGAAAGAATCAATTAGGATACAATGCAATCTACAAGGAAGAGTTGACCAAGTAGATGTATATTTTGTTTACAGGGGCGCCGGGATCAAAGTGGAGTAGTGTTGTGAAAAACATTTATTGGAGTGATGACATAGATCACTCCGACTACTCTAAGGCAAGGACCTACTACCACGATGCCGATACCCCTGGACGCAAACATCTAATGCACATTGGAGCATATTTCGATCCGGGCATGGAGTTCAGGCCAACCAGAGATAATTGGGACCTACCTTTTTCAGGGAAAGGAAAGAGGATAGTTAAATCACACACTTTTGCCCATGAACTCGACGATCTTAAAAATTTAGGTCATCCTATCGTAATGGTCTACAGAAATGATTACGAATGCCTCGAGTGGTGGAAGTTGTGTGGCGAATTCAAAATCACATATCCCAACTATCAGCATTTCGTTGACCTTGACCGTATGTGGGAACACATTCAGCATGAGAACAGAGACACCATGCAGTTCATAAAGGACAACAAGGATAAAATTCATAAACCCAAAGATAATGTTGATCTGTGTAGATTATTAGATATAAGTTTTCCTGACAGCAAAGGAAGGATACATAATTACGCAGATAAAGGTATACAAGTTTATGTCTACAAGTAATTGGGAAGACGCAAAGGCAAGGAGCAACTATCATTTCAACAAGTGGCACAGCGACACAGACTGTGTTCAACGTTTGGGCAAGTTCACGGGAGGCTGGCAAACGGAACTGCAATCAGTGATAGAAGACGCCAAGCCACTCAACTGGGCGAACCGTAGGGAAGGCACAGGCAGAGAAAACGTAAATGTCAATGTAGAAGCAGAAGAGAATGATCTTAAGACAGCGGGTGCGGATCCCAAGATGACAATATACAGAGGACTCAAAGACTTCACAAAATGTCCAACGCTTCAACGCATGACTGATTATTTTTGTTTGGCCAGTGTAAAAAGTAAACTACATATCCAGTTCACTGGTGAGGTACTCAACATGCACATCGATAAATTATATGATTTAGATGCCGATCCAAAAAATGTTATCAGGATTATGATTATGCTACAGGACTGGGAGCCCGGTCAGTTTATCATGTATGGTAACCAACAATATGACAGATGGAGAGTAGGCGAAATACACACGTTTGACTGGCCCAATATTCCTCACGCAACGGCAAATGCAAGTAACAAACCTAGACCTATGTTGGTGGTCACAGGCGTGATCACTGAAAAAACCAAAACAATATTATCAAAGCCTATCAAGAAAAAGGTTTAGTTCGTAAGGCATTTAATATATAATGCAAATAGATGAACAAGAAAATCTTTGCAAAATTACTAGCGTACAGCCAAAACGATCTTTCAAAAATAACACAACCCTTCATCAAGGAAACATTTGGTGTTGAAGTGAAACGTTGCGACACACTTGAACAATATGCTGATGCTATAGATGATGCATCTCTTAACAGGTACTTTTCTAAGTATTGGCAGAACGACATGAAGAAGTGGAAGTACTCGGGTGTGCAATTAATCGATGAAGTTAATAATCTTAAGCCGAGGGCGGTGCTTGACGTAGGTTGTGGTTACAATGAATTCAAAGGAAAGATCAATAATTTGATAGGTATTGATCCTTATAATAAAAATGCAGACTTTGAGGTTGGCACTTTAGAATACAAAACTGACAAACTCTTTGATGTAATACTTTGCCTAGGTTCAGTAAATTTTGGTAATCGAGACAAGATCATAGCGGAGGTAGGCAGATGTGTAGATTTATTGGCAGACGGTGGCACAATGTTTTTTAGGGTCAACCCAGGTGTGCAACATGACAAGCCTGAGGCAGACTGGATAGAGTTCTACGCCTGGAATGTGCCTTTTATTATAGAATTGAGTGAAATGTTCAACTTATCGATCCTTGACATACGTGATGACACCAATCAACGTAAGTATTTCGTCTACAAGAAAAAATGAAAACCTTACTGCTTAATGGTTGTAGTTTTGGCGAGTGCTGGACACCAACGATGGATTTTGTTAACCAATTAGGCTGTGATGATGTCACTAATATTTCAAAAGTGGCCACTAGTTTCCAAAGGACATGTAGAACAACTATAGAATGGATCTCGCAAAACGGCGATCCAACTTTTTGTATCATTCCTATCACTTTTTCACATCGATGGGAGTTGGCTGTATCAGATGCCGAAGATCACCTGGACGGTTCATGGTTCCCAATGCAGAGAAAAGAGTCGATGGATACTACGAAACTTAACCTGCACGGAGATGTTAGTGTTGATAAATTGAAGCAACTTGCAGATCTATATTATGGTTCAATTCCTACAATTAAAACATATTGGGATAAGTTGTTCACAGAAATCATATTATTGGCATCATTTTTGGAAAACAGAAAAGTAAAATATCTGTTTTTTGATATGTGCAATCAATTTGATAAAAAACACATAAAAGGGTTTCAGGGTTTCCAAAAGTTGAAAATGATAGATAATAATAAGAACATCATTGACATATTTGGGTTCTGTGGTAACAAATACATGTGGACTACTATGAAAAACAAAGAGCATATAGATTTTAATATACATCATGCTCCGCAACAGTACTTAGAACTGGAAAAATACATTTTGGACTACTTGAGACAGTAGACTTTTGCTTTTATTATGTTACAATAAAGAGTAAATACCTTAGATATGCAAAAACATACACGAAGTTTACTTGAAGAATTGAGCTCGATGCCTCTCAAAAGAGATAAAGAAGAGGTGGTCGAGAGCAGAGCCTCCCACATACTAGAAAGTGCGATTAGGCTCATGCACTACATAAGGGAGAACTTCGACCAAGACACCGCATTTAAATTGGAAAAGAAATTCAATTCAGCTCTCAAAAATATGGATGCATCCAAGTTCAGCAAAGGTGTTGCACGTATCAAAGAGAACAAAGACATCAAACAGAACGTGCTTAAAATAAAAGACGGCGATTACAAAGAGGACTAATCATGTTGATAGAAGATGTCCTAACAGAGTTTAAAAGGACACACCTAGAACACATCGAGGACATAGTTATAACTGATGGTTATGAGGGTGGCAAAGCAGTATTAGAGTATTTCAGAGGATTATTATTGACTTTGAAAGGCACCAGCTCAGAGGCCATGAGTGTTTCTGTGAAGTGGGATGGTGCACCTGCCGTGGTGTGTGGCATTAATCCAGACAATGGCAAGTTCTTCGTTGGGACAAAGTCAGTGTTTGCCAAAAACGCAAAGGTTAATTACACAAAGAGAGATATTGCAAACAATCATGGAACCGATGATCTAGGACAAAAGTTATTGAAATGCTTGGTCCATTTGAAAAAACTTAACATGCAGGGAGTGTTCCAAGGAGATTTATTATTCACAGATGAAGACATCACCAGGAAAAACATTGACGGCAAACCTCACATTACATTCACGCCTAACACGATCACTTATGCTGTTCCAGAACAGTCAGACTTGGGAAAGCAGATAGACAGGGCCAAAGTTGGAATAATTTTCCATACGACATACACTGGCGACGCACTTGCTGACATGAGTGCCACTGGCGGTGCAGACGTGGAAGGCTTTGCCAAAAGCAATGATGTGTTTTTTGATAACGCTACCTACAAGGATGTTTCAGGAAGTGCAAAATTTACAGATGAAGAAACAAAACAATTTTACAATGGCATTGAAAAACTTGAGTCATTACTTAATGCGGTGCCAAGAAATCTTTCAAGTGTGCTTGGACAAAACGCCGACTTTATTCCAATGTTCCAGATGTACATAAATGCCATGGTGAAGCAGGGGCAACTACCGTCTAACGTCAACCAATTTCTGCAAGGCTTTAAGAAGTTCTATGCTGATAGGATGCAACAGCAGATGTCTGGACTAAAGGCACAGAAAGCTCTTGCGTTGAGGCAAGATAAAATGAAACAGATGCCTGTTTTCTTGAACAGGGCAAAGAAACCTTTACAGGCCATGCTGACTTTTTACAAGGCAGTACAGACCATGAAGGCTTTTGTTCTGAAAAAAATGAACCAGGCACAGGCAATTGGTTCATTCCAACAGACGGATGGTGGTCTAGAGGTTACTGAGCCAGAAGGATTTGTTGCTGTTGACAAGTCTGGCAATGCCGTTAAACTTGTTGATAGGCTAGGTTTCTCAAGAAGAAATCTTACTGCTATCAGCAAATTCAAGAAATAAATTTAAGGTATTGTTGATTTGTACGCTCAACTTTTCTTCATTGAAGAAATGCTCGTAATTGTATCTCCTTAGAGATTTACTTTGTAGGTACATGTCTTGCCAAGGTGCATCACGCAACTTATCACACACATCAACTATGGTGTTGATCCTGGCGTTTGGATCTCTATCTAGATCATACACCTCTTCATAATAGTTGTTGAAAGTTTTAAAGCCTATTTCTCGTAGTTTCTGTAGGTAAAGATAATTTCCATGCACCACAAAAAACTGCTGGGCAATTATAGGTTTCCAAATTTTCTCAGTCATAAAGACCTCGTAATCGTTGTCGTTGGTTTCAGATACGATACTGCAGGCAGTGTCATTGTATGGTTTTTCATATATGTCCTGGTCCATGCCGTAGGATGGATAATCTTTGACCCATGGAAGTTCATATTCCGCAGGCAGTTTCCTTTTGGGCCAACGAGTGTGAAGGCTGTTAACCAGGACACCTTTGTCATGCAATTTGTCATACAGTTTAACTCTGTGTCTTCTTAGCATCTTGTTCAAATACAGAAAGTCATATTTTTTACTACTGTGATCAAAAGAAAAATTGTTATTCTTGTGTTTCCTATACATCCAAAACCAAAACCAACTTACGCCTCCAGTCCATTTGATGTGTTCGATATCTATTTCTGGATATTGTGGATGTAGGGCAACGGGGGTTGTTTCATGACTCAATGATGGATTGCTCACGTTTTCTAATGACTCCCATGGATTTGCCTTGATAAACACAAAACCTTGACTGTGTAAGAGAGCACAACGTTTCTTTAACTCGTTGTGGAACTCGTTGCTGTCTTTGATCCTGATATTAGCATGTCTGGTGTCGATGATTGCGAACCTGCGATCAAATGAATCGAGATCGTAGTTGTGCAAAGTGTAATATTCTCCAGTCATGGTAAACTTTTGATCCTCCAGGCTGTGCATTGAGATAAACTGTTCTAGATCCTGGTGATTGCCAGTTTTCATAATGTCGGTCAATATAAAATTACTTTGCATTCGTGCTATAAATACCTGTATGTTAACACCTTTTTTAAAGTATGTATCTGAAGGCAAGGTCATTAGACGGCATAGTGACTTACAGAGATTCACTTTTCCTGAAGTGACCGAAAGGATTTACCTAAGTTTTCTTGCTTTAGCACTGATGAGTCAACACAAAGAATCAAACGCATTCGTCAAATCATACGCTGATCAAACCATGGCGAAGGGCACGTTTGATCAGGTGCGGATGGTGAACAATGATTTAGCAAACATGATGGCAATAGTCTCCGGGGATCCAGAGATCACAAAGAAACTTAAGAATAAAAATCAGGCACAGGCTATGAGGCAAAGACAACCAGTTCCTGTGATGTCCTTGAGACGATATCTAAGAAGTTTCGAAGAACATTTTAAACACTTGACCGAACTGGAGCGAGCCCTTAATATCAATGATGCAAATTATAGAAACATAAGGAGAGCCGTAGCGAACTTCAAAAATCTAAACAGCAAGGACAAAGAGAGAACAAAGGCAAGGCTGAGACAAATGTTGCAGTCAAAATTACCAAACACAGACATTCAACGAAAATTCAAGGAGTTGTAATGAAAAGAAACAAATGCCATAGATGCAGTTGCAATGCTCACTGCGATAGCACATGTAAAAATTGTGAGAATTGTGAGGTGTGTGACTGTATGGATTGCCTTAAAAGATTTGCACCAGATGGCTAGATATCCTACAGGTAGAGACTTCTGGGTAGCCTACAAAGGTATACACACAAAACCAACTTTCCTAGCAGATGAGGGTGACGGACAAGGCCCGCTGAGACAAATTGCCTACAGATATGTAAAAGAATGGCGAGGTTGCGTGGATGCTGGATCCAACGTTGGCATGTGGACAAGGAACCTTATGCAGGACTTTGACACCGTACACTGCTTTGAACCGAATCCAGTTTTTATAGAATGTTGGAAGAAAAACATTCCCTCAGACCAAAATGCCATACTCTATCAGGTAGGATTGGGTGAAAAAGATTCAAGCGCCTTATTCGATTCTCCCTTGGATCAGAAATTACAGAGGGAACCGGGAGGTGTGAAAATAAGAACACTGGACAGTTACGAATTGAAACAAATAGACTTCATAAAGATAGATGTTGATGGATACGAGGATCTTTTGTTACAAGGTGCCAAAGAAACTATCTCCAACAACACACCAGTGATCAACATCGAAATGAAAACTTCAAAAAGACCAGACGTTGTAAGGATTTCAAGCAAAATACTGAAGAATCTCGGTTATCAGTTGCAAATACGCACAAGAAGTGACGAAGTCTGGACAAAATCGTAATATTACAGCATAATTTACCAACTTTACCAATAAATATATTTAACGTGATGCCTGAGCGGCGTCATAGCATTTAGTTAACAGAAAAAAGGAGGATAACAAAATGCCAATAGCACCAAACAGAACGGTGGCTCCATTAATCGGTGAATCTAGATTCATAGGAAAAGAAATCACTATGATCTCAGTTGACTGGGACGTGGACGCAGATGGTTCAAGAGAAGCCATGGAAGCCGTTATCAACACAATTCTCTCAAGAGCTACTATCTTAGCCGCAGGTGCGGTCTACGATACTGGTACAAAACAGGACTTCCTATTAGAAGGTGATTTCACTTCGACT